ACAATAGAAGGCTTTGGATGCTCTCCTGATGGGGTTGTTGGGGAAACATTACATAGCAAACATAACTCAATTACACCAATGACAGGGTTAATTGAGATCAAGTGTCCTAATACCGCAACGCATATCGAGACAGTTTTGGAGAATAAAGCTCCAAGTAAATACATCCCACAAATGCAATGTCAGATGGCAGTTACAGGTGCTAAATGGTGCGATTTCGTATCGTTTGATCCTAGAGTGCCAGAGGACTTGCAGTTGTTAGTAGTACGAGTCGAGAGGGATCAGGAGTATATCGATTCAATGGAAGTAGAAGTAAAGCAGTTTTTAAGCGAGGTCTTAGACCTATTTAATCAATTGAAAGCGAGGCAGTTATGTACGAAATGAAAGATGGTAGTTTTAGCCTATTTAAGAATGACAAGAAGCTCACAGATAAACACCCTGATTACAAGGGGTCAATCAAGATTAATGGAGTTGAGCATTGGTTTGATGCCTGGTTAAAAGAAGGCAAGAAGGGAAAGTTTTTGTCTGGGAGGATTGGCGATCCTAAGAAACAAGGATTTACTCCCAAGGGAATGGATGAGATGCCAAGAGATAGTGGCATTAAAGATGACGATATACCTTTTTAGGGATAAAATTATGAAAAAGATTATTACAGCAGCAGTAACATATATGTTACTAATGGGAAGTGCATATGCTTGTCAGACCACTACAATTATTAGTGGCGATAAGATTATAGTTTGTACTGTTTGTGGCAGTTTAATTAGTTGTATGTAACCCCCAGATGAGATCGGCATCAGTAAGCGCAATGCTTACACCCTTCACAAGGAGTGCCACCCCCCTACCGATTAGGGTGGCTTTATGACCTTCCAAAAAGACCTAGAAATAGGCTTAGACATAGAGGAAAGGGTCTTGGCTATCCTACAGAAGAAATACCCCTCTGCGACCCGAATAAACGCTTTTAAAGGGTATGATATTTGGATACCTGAGATAGATAAAGCAGTAGAGGTTAAATCAGACCAAAAAAGTCAACATACAGGGAATATTGTTGTAGAGATTGAGATGTATGATAAACCCTCTGGACTCATGGCTACACAAGCAGATTATTGGGTTTTCTACGATGGGGAGATGTTTGTAATCATGCCTGTCAAACACATCTTTAAATGTATATTTGACTGCAAGCTACAGTATGTGGAGTTTGTTGGAAAAGGGGATACCAGATCCAAGAAGGCATTTTTAGTAAATAAAAACACCTTGTTTAAGTACGGAAAGATTCTATGAGAGGTACAAAGCCATTTCGTCTTTGCGCCTGTTTGTAAGCCCTTTTAGTTCTTTACCACCAGCTTTATTCCACTTTAGAAACTCCTCGGCAGCAGACTCATACTCACCCCTATTGTGCTTCATCCGAAGGGTAGAATTTTGGAGATTACCGAGTCCAACATTGAAGGCGAAAGACACAAGTGCGCCAAACCGACCAGTAGTAAGCCCACTAGGACATAATCGTTGAACTCCGCTTTCAAACCTCGCCAAATCTTTTGCAAGAATTTCATCTACTTCTCCCATCGTTAAGACTCTATCCCATCCGCTAGGAATGGGTAAAGCCTTTCGTTCTGCTAGTAATACTCTAGCATGACTAGGATCTATAACATGACCTACACCAACAGTCCAAAGCAATGCAGGGCATTGGTAAGGTCTTTGTTTTACACCCTCGTGGTGCTTAATCATCTCAATTACTTTATGGTCAATCACTTTTTGAAAGCCTGTGTACCGAACCAAAAGGAAACAACGGATGCCCAAATAATCTGAGTCTCATCATCCCATAAGAGATTGAGAGCTACATCAAATGGCACATCTTTGTGATAGGCAAACCAAAATCCAAATACTTCTACAAAGGCAAACATAAGGAATAAACCATATGTGATTGCCGGTCTAACCATCGCCCTAGCGTTAGTTACCCATTGTGCAGCACCTTTACCAATTTCTATATCGTGTGCGTACAAGGATTGTCTTTCTTGTACTTGGGTTTGCATAGCAACTTGCTCGGTTCTTATTTCTTCTACACGAGCTTGTGCAGCATAACCTTTTTCTAATAACTCCATCTCTCTTTCTGTCTGGAGTCTTGCAAGTTCTAATTCATGTTTCTTATCGGATTTGTCTTGGAAGAATCCTAATAGACTAGGTAAGCCACCAGTAAGAAAAGAAATAAGTGTAGTGAATAAAGTAATCATTTAATACCCCAAGTTAGATACCAAGCGATGACCGCAGCCAACGCATAACACATCCACATAACTCGCCTAACTTCTGCCAGATCTTTCCTAAACTCATTTTCTATTTCCTTTTCTTGTTTTTCAATCTTTGCTTTAATGGTTTCTACTTCTGACCATCGTTTTTGACCATGATGTTTTACAAAGTCTTTCTTGACCTGTTCTTCTTTTATTCTTATATCTTCTTGTTTTTGCCATTGGATCATGGCTCGTTTGAAATACTGCTCTTTTAAGACTTCTGCTTCTCTTATTTGCCTTCTGCGTTCTAAGGCTTTTTGTTGCGCTACAGAGGCTGCTTCTTTTTGGACATCCTCGATAGATGCACCAATAGCCTTGCCTGCCTCTTTGCCTGTCTTTACGCTTTCGCTAAATGACTTTGCACCCTCTAAAAACCCAAATTGATCGGACATAGTTCATAGGCTTAATTTAATTTCAAAACAAGAGAAAGTAGAATAGCAATAATAAATCCTGCCGAACCTATCAGGATCTGCTCTAAGCGTTTTAGCCTAGCATTGATACCTGTATAGCGTTCAGCACATATAGCCTCGTGAGCAGACAAGGCTGCCTCATTTTTGTCAATTAAATCACTCATCATTAGCTTTCAATCTCTACCCAAGATGTTGTAGCCTCATCCCATGAATAACGCTTATCGTCTGTAGGATAAGGTACTGGAGAACTCCATAAACAGGTTTCTTCACTCATTACCCAACTTGGGAATGGCTGTGGTGGAATAAAGGCATCTCTTTGGCTGTCGTATGTGTAGCCAATACCAGCGTAGTTTTTACGCAATGGTCTGCCTTCTGGATGTTGTCCACCATGAGTATTGTAAGAAGTCTGTACCCATCCATGACCAAATATGCCACTATCAATGACATCTTGTTCCGCTACGATAACTTGGACTACTACTCCGTTTTCTACTTTTGCAAAATGCGACATGATTGCTCCTTTTAAGCTGTATAAGTTCCAGATGATGTGTATTTAAGAATTGTATTACTACCTGATGTCGATACATCTGGGCTACCTGTAGTAATTCCTGAGTATCTAGCAGTTGGGATAGATAAGATAACAACGCCTGAACCACCAGCACTTCCTCCTACAACAGGAGAATTACCACCACCGCCACCACCGCCACCTGTATTAGCTGATGCTGGTGTAGCAGAGTTACCATTAGCCCCTCCACCAGTACCTCCAGTACCTGCTGTACCTCCACCAAGAGTACCACCGCCACCACCGCCAGCGTAAGGTACTGAAGAACCTGTGATAGAAACAGAAACACCTGCACCGCCATTACCACCAGCAGTAGATGTTCCATTAGCACCTGCTGTATCTGCTCCGCCACCACCACCGCCACCTAAATTCGGGTCATCACTTGACCCTGAACCACCATTACGACCTTGATTGGCAGTACCAGTTCCTCCACCAGAACCTTGTGCACCACCACCACCTGAGCCACCATTTGCACCAGTTCTTGAACCTACATCGACTGTGCCACCACCATTGCCACCTCCTGTGGAAGTAATAGTTGAAAATACGGAATCACCACCAGAAGTTCCACGATTACCGCTTGCACCAGCAGCTCCACCACCGCCAACAGTAATTGTGTAAGAAGTGCCTTTTGTTAAAAGCAATGCAGATTCTAAAGAACCACCACCTCCTGTTGCAGTAACTGTGCTTCTTAAACCACCAGCACCACCACCGCCAGCTTGATTTGAACCACCGCCACCACCTCCAGCGACCACTAAATAATTAACTGCATAAGCAGGTGTTAAAGAACCACTACTTGTAAATGTATGGATAGTATTACCGCCAGAAGTTGTTACTGTTCCACCAGTAAATTGTTGTGAGCCAGCGTAAGAGATGATTACTACACCGCTACCGCCTGAACCAGATGTTTGATTTCCACCAGAATTAGTTGCTGCTGCTCCACCGCCACCACCTCTATTAGCAGTTCCATTTGTTCCGTTGCCATCTGCTGTTGCTCCAGCACCACCACCGCCTGAACCACCAGCACCGCCAGAAGATGAGCCACCGCCACCTCCACCACCTGCATAAGTTACTGAAGAACCAGAAATAGATGAAGATGTACCAGAACCACCAGCACCGCCAGTACCGCTTGAACCAGCACCACCAGCCGAACTTGCTCCACCGCCACCACCGCCTGATGCAGTAGCTGCATAAGATGTACCAGCTCCACCATTATTTCCTTGACCAGCAGTACCAGAGCTGTTACCACCTAAATAACTACCACCACCAGCACCAGAACCACCAGTTGCACCAGTTGCTCCACCAGCTCCACCAATAGCAGTAGTTGATAATCCACTAAATACAGAATTAGAACCAGCATTACCAGTCGCACCAGTTCCAGAAGTGCCACTTGCTCCAGCACCAACTGTTACTGTATAAATAGAGTTTGTATCTAATGTGGCAGAACCTGATAAATATCCACCAGCTCCACCACCACCACCATAAACATATTGGAATCCAGAACCTTGACCTGAACCACCACCAGCAACTACCAAGTAACTAGCCGATAATTGGCTTAATGGGCTTAATGCACCAGAAGAAGTAAAGGTATGGATATATTTGCCGCCTGATACAGTAACAGTTCCACCACCAAATAATTGAGTTGCAGATGTATAGGAAACAATGACTATTCCTGAACCGCCTGCACCACCATTATATGCTCCGTTACCACCACCACCACCGCCACCGCCTTTATTGGCTGTTCCAGCAGAACCATTTGCAGAGATTCCCCCATTACCGCCACCGCCTAAACCTCCAATGCCATTTGAGGATTCAAGACCACGACCGCCGCCACCTCCACCAGCATAATAAATTCCTGAGCTTGTAGGATATTCAGAACCAGCACCACCGTTTCCAGTTCCAGAGTTTGCATTTTCACCAACTGCCGATGCACCACCACCACCAGCCGAACTATAAGGAAGAGCATTTCCAGCCGTTCCTCCGTTGTTACCTTGAGATGGAGAGGTGCTTGGTGTATTACCATTTCCAGCCGTTGCTGCAACGGTGCTACCACCTCCAGACCCACCATTTTTTCCATTAACATCGGTGTTTCCTGTTCTATAACCTCCAGCACCGCCACCGCCGCCAATTGAATACCCACCTCCACCACCACCAGCTACAACAAGAAAGTCGGCAGTAACAGAAGAACCGCTAGTCCAACCAAAGGCTGCTAGGGCTGCTGCACCAATTTTAGATAAGCGTGGCATTGTTTACCTTATGCGAATTTAGTTACAGAAGCAAGCACAGTAAAGGTTGCGCTTCCTGTTTTAATAATGACATAAGTATAACTGTCAATCGAACTAGCATTTCCGCTAGTTGGTGCAGTTCCACCTTGCCATTTAGGAGTAACAGAAGAACCATCTACCTGTACAGCAGAATTATAATATGCTGTAGAACCATTAGTTACCAAGAAAGTAGCAGATAACGATTCGCCTGTAGCCATGATTGTATTTAGGGAAGTTCCGCTAGAACCCCTAAAATTGACTGTAAAGTTACCGCTTGCGTTAGTTGTGTAGTACAAAACCGATTGGGTCGTAACATCATAGTTAATTGTGCCTGTTGCAGCCGTAGCTGAAATAGTGGCAGTTTCTAGGATATTTGAAGTCTTTAGGTCTGCGTTAGATGATGTACCAGCGAATGTTTGTAGAGCAGTAAAAGTAGTGGCTGTGCCAGGAGCTACAAAGTCTGTTCCTGCTGTAGCTGCTGTAAATGCAGAAGTGCCATTACCTTTTAAGACTCCAGTAAGTGTAGAAGCACCTGTACCACCATCTGCTACTGCTAGATCGGTAATACCTGTGATAGAGCCACCAGTAATAACGATAGATGTATAAGTAACACCAGTAATCGTTCCACCTGTGATCTTAGGTGCAGTCATAGTATATGTGCCATCACGAATACCATCTCCGCAGTCTCGGATCTGCGCCATCATATCTCGCATGGTATCGTTTACCGCAGAAGGTAACATCCCCTCTGGTGCGCCATCTGGAGGTGCAGAATTGTTATTAGCAGGGGTTAGTGAGTATTTTGTATATGCCATGATTTTCCTTAATTACTCTGTTATTCCGAATGTAGCACCATACCCAAGGTTTAGTGCTTTCCGTTGTAATTCTTTACTAATTGGTTCTATGTTTGTTGTAGATGCTTTAGACATCAATCTTGCTGCTAACTTAGGATCTAACATGGCATCAACAAGTAATTCTCTTATTTGGTCATCTGTACCATTGTAGAGCCAATTAAGAGGTGCTACCACCTTATTTGCTGCTGCCGGTACTTCTCCGAACATCTGTTTTCCGATGATTCCACCTATAACATTAGCTGTAGAAAGATTCTTAAATGTATCTGATCCTGGCACTCTGCCTGATTTATTTAGAACACCAGAATCTAAGTCTCTACCAACTCGTTCTAGGATCTTTACTTGCATCTGAGACATATCTGTTTCTTTTGCTGCTGCTCGGATAGCATTAACAAATTTAGGTTGAGAAATCATAAACTGACCTACATTAATAGGATCAGGGATTGTAGAAAGAACCTTACCTCTAAAGCCTTGGGCTGCTTCTACTTTCTCAATATTTTTGCTTCTCTGAGCATAGACTTTTAGATAGTCTTTATATCCAGGTGCTGACGAATCAAGTACATCATCTACAGCTTTAATAACGCTTTCTAATTGTCCTTTTGCTAGGCTGTATGCAGAACCTTCTCTATCCAAAAGACCTTGTGCTGCTGCTCGTAGATCCTTGCGAACCTCATAAAGAGAGCCAACTGTATCTGCTCTGTTTACAGAGTTTTTAGCAAAGTTCATAGCATTGATAACTGTAGATCGCTTGCCAACATCAGAAGCCAAAATATCATCAATCTGTTTATTAACTACTAATGAGATAGCCGACTGTATTTGTTGTGGTGTTTGTGTCGATGCAGCAAACGCAGACTCACGCATTGGAGCAGTAGCAGTTTCTCTGTTAGCAACCGCTATTTTAATAGCATCTTGGTCTTTAGCTAATCTATCAATAATAGCCATTCTTGCTTTATTAGCCTCAGATGCTTGTGTAGCAAACTTACCTGTAACATCTAATCCACGAATAGGTGTTTCTGCTGAGATTAAGCCTACATCTCTGCTTGCTTGTGCTGTTGTTGGTGTATAGCCAGATATTTCTGGTTGGAACTCTTGCATCCTACGAACAGCAGTTTCTGGTTGATTTGCTAACTGTCGTAATACATTACCAGTAATTACTTCTCTACCAGCCTCTGTAAATGGGCGAACTGTCTCACGAACTGCTCTGCCTGCTGCTGGAATAGCTGTTGTTGCTGTTCCAGGAGCTACCATGCCACCTAGCATTGCCAATCCTAATTGACCGCCTGCTCCAACATCTGCATATTCACGACCAGCAGCCGATGCACCAGCACCGCCTACAGCAGCAGATGTTTGTAGAGGTAAGTTCTCAGTAAAAAACTTTTGTACAGCAAATGGCTGTGTTAAGGCTGTTTTACCGGCTTGGTATGCTCTCTGAACTAACGCAGCAGGAGCAGCGACACCAGATACAGCAGATGTAATATCTTGAATTACTTTCTCGCCTTTAGTTTCTGCCTCTGGCAATCCGACTTGTGTCATACCTCTTTGTAAAACTTGGCTAGGCATCTGCAATCTAGGAATATCTGTTCCTGTTACTTTTCCTACACCACCTGTAATAAGGTTAATAAGTGTATTAAGGGCATCACCAGCTAATACAGGAAGTCCTGCTGCACCTGTAGTAGCAGCTCTAGCAGTCAATCCTAATTGCCGACCAATATCTCTACCTAATTGATTTTGGTCTTGCTCACCTAAATACTCAGAAATTAACTTTTGAGCCTGTTCTGGTGTAGTTCCTTCTGGAACTTCAAATCGACCTATTCTTCCATCAGGCATTTCAAATCGTGCTATTGGCATTTTATTGTCCTGTAGGCGCTGGTTCAAAATTTAAAAATTTAACACCTCTTGCAGATGGGATACCTAAATCTCGTGTTTTTGGAACTTTACCAACTTTTTCGTAAAAGTCTTTAGGCAATACTGCACCAAGTTTTGCATCGTATTCTTGAATTGCTGTAAGGTTAAACTCGTTCTTTTTGTATAGATTTCTAGAAAAATCAGCAATTTTTTCTGCTCTTTCAGCAAATCTACGATTAGCATCAGCCATTAAATCTCGACCAGCCTCTGAATTGGCTAGGCTTGGAACTGCACTAATGTATGCTTCAAATTCAATATTAGATGTACCACCAGAACCAGGAGGTCTAACTTTAACTGCTGTTTGAACACCCAAAGACTTAGCCAAGTCGTTTGCAGTTACTGTTTCTGTTTGTAAACCTAAAGTTTTTGCAGTATCGGCAGTTAATTGAACTAACTTACCACCGCCTTTGCCTTTTAACAGTTCATTAATCTGTGTTGCAGATGTAGCAAATTGTCTTGCAGATACAGCTTGGTTTGTAAGGTTTTCTACTACACCCTTATCAATCTCTGCCAAATTCTTTTCTGTTGGCATAACTTGAACTAATGGTTTTTTGCCAATTTCCTCAAACTGTTGGAATGACATATTCTCAGGAATTAATTTCATCTGCTTTGCAGTAACAAATTCATCAATTTTTCCTGGCAACTTTGTCTGTTTTGTAGTTAATTCTGCATATTTAGCAGGGTCAACTTGAGCCAAATATTGAAGTGCTGCTGTGTTTGCTAGTGTTTGATCTACAGTTTTAGGAAGATTTGCTTGTAAAGCAGAAACAGTCTCTGCTTGTGCCATATCGCCACCAAACTCAGGGCGCATTAGCATCTCTAATTGCGATCCTTGACCTGTAGCCATAGGAATATTCTGTGGTCTTTCTGCTGCTTTTAGCATCTTTTGATATTGTTCTTGGGCTTGTTGCTTACGCTTGTACTCACCCAATTGATTACCAATCAACATCTGCTTTAGCGTTCTGTCAAACGATTGGTTATAGCCTTCCATGCCTGCGCCTAATGCGCTACCAAATATTTGACCTGTACTTAAAGGCTCTCTTGTTCTGCCAGATTGCGCTAGTAAAGCAATAGCAGAATTTAACAAGGCTTGTTGTCCTGCATTGGACTGAATACGCTGTTGCTCGGCAGGACTAAGAATTTGCGAATAGTCTTGTTGCTGACCGAATAAGGTAGATAGATCAATTGCCATGTTTTATCCTAGTAAAGAATTTGGATTTCTTGCTCTCTGTAGAGCTAATAAGTTGTATAAACCTGAATAGTCAACTACACCTTGTGGAACTTGTTGTCTACTACCCATTTGCATTTGTGGCATTTGTTGTTGTGGTTGTTGTCTGCCACCTAGTAATCCACTTAATGATCTCAATCCTTGTAGAGCTTGTCCAGCACTTATTCCTCTAGATGCTGCACCCAAAGCATTAGATGTAAGACCTGTTCCTGCTAGTTCTGCTGCTGTATATGCTTGCGATAAATTTTGTGCAATAGCACTTTCGCTTAATCCTTGGGCTGCTAAGTTTGCTGCATCTGCTGCAACAAAAGAATCTACTCCTGATGCTGTTAGGTTTTGAGCAATAGTAGCCTCATTTAAACCACTAGCTGCTAGGTTTGAAGCATCTGATGCAAGGGTATATGGAATTGCTTGTGTTGCTGCTTGTTCTACTGCTGCAGCAGTCGCTGCTTCTGATAAAAGAGTTGTTCCTACTGCATCAGCTACAGCAGCCTCTCCTGCAAGAGTTGCAAGACCTGTTTCTGTTGCACCAGTAAATGCAGCTTCTCCTGCCAATAATGATGGATCTACATAACCAGTAGTAGCAGCAGCAGCTACAGCAGCAGGCAAAGCCCATCCGCCAGGTATTTCATTGCCGACAAATTTATCTACATCTGCTAAAACATTACCAGCACCTTGAACTAAATCTTCTGCTGCTCCTAAGATTCCACCGCCACCACCAGATGTGCCTAATACATCAGATACTGGGTCTGTGATTGCCGAAACAATACCGCCTCCACCGCACATAATTAATCCTTTAAATGTTTGACTGTATTAAAGCCAACAGTTTTATAACCTAGCCTCTCATAAAACTGTTTGGTTTTATCCATATCTACTGCTGTTGTTTGTCCTAAGTGCAAATCATCTGCACCCATATCTTTTGCCCATGTTTCTAGTGATTTTACTAGTTTAAATGCTGTTCTACTACCTCTATGCTCAGGCAATACAAAGAATCCTAGATCGCTGACTCTTTTACGATTACTAAAGAAATACTCATGTGATAAACCAGATATAAACCCAACAATTTTGTTATGTTCTATTGCGATAAATATAATTACATTAGGATTCTTAAATAAATGTAGAATCTTGTGTTTTTCTGGTATTGCGTAAGAAAACTCTGCTTCGGCTACCATCTTAGTAACCAGTTCAAAAAACTCCTCTAAACGATGTAGGGTTAGTTTTTCTACTATCAGAAGAAACCGCCTCCTAATAATCCACCAAGCGCTGCACCACCAAGACCGCCATACAAGCCACCTATTTGATTAGGGAACGCTTGACCTAGTGCATAACCTCCTAGACCGCCTGCCAATGCACCGCCAAGAACTCCAGCACCACGATTTTGATAAGTAGGTGCAGTAGTTGTTTGTGTTCCATAGCTTCCTAATGGAGTGCCATAGACCGATGATAGATAGCCTTGGAGTTGCTGATAGGGCAACTGTTGTCCGAACTGATAACGAGCCAATTGCTCTTGTAGAGGTTGTGCAGCGATTGCCTCTTGTTGCGCGCCAACTTGAGCCAATGTCTGAGAAGGTAGGAACTGTTGGCTGTAGAACTGAGGTGCTAAACCTGCCAACTGAGATTGGGCTAATTGAGCCTGTTGCTGTAGCCCTCTTTCCTGTTGATACTGTGTGCCTGCGATATTGGCTGTAATATCCCCTAGAGACCGCCCATAAGCCTCTGTAGCCGTTCCCAAGGCTCTTTCCATACTGCCACTACCCAATCGACCAGATCGACTGTAAAGGCTCGAAATGCCTGGCAATACTGCTTGGCTAAATTGTTGAGTTAGTGGGCGAGTCGCTGCCTCCATCATCGCTTGTTGATAAGGATTGGCATTTAAGAATCCACCGGCAGCAGTCTGTCCAACTTGACCTAAAGATGCTTGATAAGCCTGTTGAGCCTGTTGTAGAACAGGAGACTGTTGGCGAGCCAATTGTTCTTGCTGTGCAATAGCCTCAGTCGTAGCAGCAGATGGGCTTACATAAGTCTGACCAGGAAAGAACTCAGGTTGTTGTCCTGTCAAGAATAGACTCTGCGCCCTCTGCAAACCTTGGGTAAGGTATGGGAGTAACGCTGGATCAATTGACGATGTGCTTGTGGTTGTTGCCATAGTTTTATCCTACGATGATGTATTTATAAGTCATGCCTGATACTGTATT